TAAAGACTATGCCCCAGTTACTGTTGTGTATTATACCACATTTTAATCGATTTGTCAAGAGATATTATATTAATTATATCATCTAGCCTATATACCCCCTGTAAAATGCGTTCTAAGGCCATTTCCTGGCCCTCTGAGCGACTTTAGGAGCAAAGATGAGTTGTAAGTCATCTTGACATTTAGAAGCCCTTTAAACCGCCTTCAGCGGCCTTGTAGGGCTATTTATTTAGTGATTTATGAGCTGCCTTAAGCAGAGAAACTAAATCAGAGATCTTCTGAGCCTCTCTACCAGCCACAGCAAAGTTGTTATTCTCAATAGCAGTATTCATCAAAGAAGAAGCTTGGGATATCTTAGTTAAAGCATCATTGATAACATCTGCCTGAGATAGCATCTTAGGAGTAGTTAAATACTCTAATAGTTTAGCGTCCATATTTCCTACCTTCTTTCTGTATAGTCTTAGTATAACCTTTATACCTATCCATGTTAATAGCCATAGTACATAACATACGAGCAAGGACTGCATCATCATGATGACCAGAGTCTCCTGCCGCTCTTAACTGTCCACTAGCTGTCTTCTGGAAAGTAAAGTATAATCCCTGTTCACAAAACACTGGATCAAAGTCTTCATAGTAGCCATTATTCATCAAGAACTTAAGCCGGGCAATCATCTCATTCTTACTACTTACTGTTGTTCTAACACCAAGGTTATTATAACCAGTAACCTTATTAGCATCAGTCCAAATATTGAGATAACCCTTAACCTCAGTTAACCATTTAATCATAAGACTACCCATATTCCTTTCAGGGACCAACAAAGCCATATTATACCTCATAGCCATATCATAAGCTAGTTCAGCAAAGTCGTTTTGTGAGATAATACCATTATAGGCTGCTACAGCTTTAATCTTAGGTTTAGTTATATCCCAAACAACTAAGGCACTATCATCTCCCTTAACCTCACCTTCAGCAGGGTCTAATCCAATAATATACTGATGGTTCTTAATTGGTGCTTCATATTCCTTAATAGCACCACCATCAACATAATCAAATCTAGTTTCACCATCAGCATAGAAGGCATCAATAGTTTTAAACTCTCTCTCCATCCAATCATATAGTAACCTACTGTCAAAGATAGGGGCACCAGAAGCCTGAAAGCTCTCAGCAGCAACTGTAGGGTAGTTCTCAAACATATACAACTGGTCTTTCTTAGCTTCATTAATAAAGGTATAGTTATACCATTGTAGCTTTCTAGCCCATCTACTAGGGGATATACCAGCTCGTTTAAATTCACTACAAAGGAATAGATCATACTCAGTTAAGCTATTAAGGCTCTTATATCTGCCTTCTGGTTCCATCTCATACTCAGATAAAATATACCAAGGTAAGAAGATATATACCCAATCAGATTCAGGGTCTTGCGCCACTTTACTTAAATCAAATGAGTGGTTCATACCCTTAGCTGTAAACAATACAATCCTAACAGTATTACCCGACATAGCAGGGAGAATACCAGCTTCAAGATTAAATGGATCAGAATATTTGCTGTTACCAGTGACATATAGACCAGTGCCTAGCTTAACAACTATATTGCCAGAAGGCACGGTCACACAATATACGGGCTTATCATAATTAACCCTTTCTCTCTTAAAGCATCCAATACTCCTAGCCTCACCAGGCTTAAGCCTACATCTCCATACAGGATCTTGATAACCAATCCAACTAGTATATCCAGACTGGAATCCCATATAGGCAAAGAACTCTACATTAGTCTTATTCTTTGAACTATAGTATAGACGATCATTCTTTTCCTTATGCCCGTCCCAGAATACCATCTCATCAAGAATAGATTTAGCAGTGTTAGGGTTAGCATCAAAAGAAAAATATGAAGATAGATTCTTAACATCTATATGCTTAGGGAAGTCTATATCAATATAAGTAAACCCGCCATACTCACATTCCTTATAGCTAAGACCAGCAGAATCAGCCAGAAACTTTAACCTAGCTATCTTTCGTTCTAGTTTCAAACAGAAACGAACATGCATATTACTCTTGCGTTCTTTATTAACTCTAGATACATGACCATCAGCCTGGGCAGCAATAACTAATCTATCTAAAAAGCTAAGTTTACGCTCAGCAGAACCTTCTCCACTCATTGGTATATGCCATAGGTTATTAAAGTTAATATCAGTCAATTTCTTCTTAACATAGTTTCCAGTAATACGGCTCTTTAACACAAACTCATGTTTACCTGTAACTATATTTTTCTGACCATTATGAGTAGTAAGCTCATATACATCACTAGGATTATCATACCGATGTAAATAGGTAGGTTTAACAAACGACACCTTATTATCGTCCCATTGAGCTACTAATGTATCTTCAGTAACATCAGCAATACTAATAAGACCTTTATCGGTCATAATCTCTACGTCATCACCGAAACAGTGTTCATCCTCTACTAACATATGAATGGTTCTACCATGACCAGCACCTTTAACACCAGCTGACATGAAGGTAATACGGTTATCTAACTCTATACCACTAAAGCTCTTAAAGTCAGCATAGTTAGCAACAGGAACAATATCAGCCAATAGTTCAGGATGAGTTCCCCTTAATATAGGTAAGAATTTCCTATCAATCATCTCATTAGCCTCAGAATCAGTAGGCATCACATGTAGAATATTAAAGTTAGTACTCTTACTAGCAACAAACTGCTCTAGCTTAAGAGTAACAGTAGTGATACCCATCTGACGACTCTTATGACATAATACATTAACACTCTTAGTAGGTATCTTCTTCATAATAGGCTCAATAGCCTTTAATACTTCAGAAGAAAACAATACCTGAGCTTCATTAAGGTGCATAGGGACTGGTCTACCGTTCTTATCAAGAATAATACTCTCCTTACAGAACTGTACAAAGTCACCCATAGCACCATAGAACTGACTATCAGTTAATGGTTTCCAATGCTCATACGGGCTGGTAACCATATTCTTAAGGCTTTTTCTACCAGCAACCTGAGCCATAACTAATCCTTGTTACCCCTTACAAATACTCCCTCTAGATACTCATCAGACATATGCTTCTTGAGTTTCTCAATACTAAATGACTTAGGTAATCCATAAACAGTAAAGGTTAACTCAATAAGTAGTACCATAAAGTCTTCACCTAACTTCTTTAGATTCTCAGGTACATCAACATTCTTATATCGTTTTTTATCAGGAGCCTGGAACGACAAAGAGTTAGATGTAGATGAATAATACACTCGACCAGACTCATTACCAAGGGCAAACCATTTACCATCAGCATTATTAACCTGTTCAGGTAATACCTTATAACCCTTCTCCTTAGCAATAGATTCCATCAAAGAATAAAGTTCATCCTTAGTTAACTCTGGCCATTTAAACTCTACTGATTTAACCTTAGGCTCGGCACTAACATCTTCTTCTTTATCTTCTACTGGAGCTTCCTCTTTAGTTACTTCTTTAGTGTCAGATACTTCATCTTTAGTATCTTCTTTGGTGTCTTCTTTTCCGCCTTCGCTTCCTTTCATCATAGCTACTGCTTCATCATAGCTCATACCTACTGGAGTACTAGACTTATCTTCTCCTACACTCTCAATCCTACCACTAGATCCTTTATCTACACTACCAGGTTCATCTGTGAGCCCCATCTCTAATCTAGCTACCTTAGCTTCTAACTGTTTATTTTCCTTCAAGAGAGATTCATTAACACTTTTTAATGCAACATTATTCTGTTCAGTATTCTTCAATACTAGTAGACTCTTCTCAAGCCCATACTCCATCATATCGAAGAACTTACCAACATCCCTCATATCCTTAATAGAAAGACTCTTCAAATTAAAATCCTTCATACTATTTTCTCTTCCGAGCATATCTCTATCCTCTAAATTCTTTCTCGGCCGAGCACTATCATTTAGACTAGTGGTTTAGCCGTTAATCATTATTACCTGATGTATTATACCACACTTTTACCTTTTTGTCAACCCCTATATATAAACACCTATATAGAATACTACTAAGCCCTTACTTAGTCTTACCCTAAGTCTATCCTCCGCCCTTCCTAAATCTTATCAGTATAGCTGCTGACAGCGTGGACACATGCCTAAGCCTAAGAAATTTACGTGGAGTACTACCCCAACAACCGCATACAACCTCACGCTCGTTATCACTCACTAATTTGGCGCTCAATCTAACGCATCGGGGGGCTCTACCCCCTTATCTAACTCTGTTGGTCTATAAAGGCTTCCTATGGCTTCCTATCCTGCCTGCACTTCCTATTGGCTGTATATACTATATATAGAGTGGTGTCTTTATTACATCAAAAGAAGAGAAACATCAAAGAAAGAACAGAGAGACGCGCCCGTTTTTTTGTTTAGTATAAGGTTAAGGCGCCTGTTGGCTGTATAATATAGTATAAAGGCCTGTCTTATGTCTTGTCTTATATATATAGTATAAAGAGCATCAAAAGAAAAAAACAGAGAGTGCCGGCCTGTTTTGTTTTATAGAGTCTGTTGTAATATATAGTATAAGGCGCTCCATACTGTATATATATAGAATCGGCCGATACTCCTTGTATATAGGTTTATTCCTTTGTTGTAGGCTTGTTATGGTGAGGTTATAGTATATATAGAAGAATATCAAAGATATAGTATAGTAT